ATTCTTTAACATTCCTGAATCACGGATAAAGCGGGCTGGTACATTCAGGGTTGGTAAGCAAATTGTCTTTAGGACGAACGTATTCAGTCACAAGCGTGGATGGGCAACTGGACCACTTCTGGCTGATGCGAAGGGAAAGGTCATCAAAGATCCTCGAAAAGCTTCCCGAAACTATCCAGGTCTAAACTATGAAAGGTATTGTAGCTCATTCTGTGTCAAAAATAGAGGAATCAAAGTCGGCAAGACTCACCCCAAAGTCGGTAAGAATGCTGTCTAAATCTAACATATCATGAACGTCAAAGTTTAAATCAAATAGATCCATCACACTGAAAATAGATTCATCATTCAATGACACAGAGTTTGAAGCTGCTGTGTAATTGTTCTGAATCGAAACGACAATCTTAAACTGGGAAGCATCGAATACCTTTCTACACGTGGGGCACGTGTTCTTACCTCTTTTTGTCCATTCCTGTAGACAGTGGGAATGAAACACATGTCCGCAACGAATCGGCGGATTACTCCTCGTCGCCTTGACTTCATTGAGACATATGGAACATGTCGACATTCTATAGGAAGGTTCTAAAGTTTTTTTCGTGATTTCTCTCAGTAAATACCCGAAACTTTGAGAAGGGGTTTGTCACAGGTTATGCAGTTTCCCTTACCCTGCTCCTCCTGTACCTTGGACATGAGTTCCGGACCCTGCTTTTGGAGAAGCTGGCGGTACGAGTAGTTGTCCTCGAAAGAGATACCGTTTTGTTTCATCACATAATTATTAAAAAGTTGCGCAGATGTATTCACGGTGAAGCATCGACCATCGGCCATACCAAGTCGCTGAGACATATTGTTACTATCTAATTAGAAATTAATTTGTCTATTGGTAATTGTTTTCATCCAAGATTCAAATCCCTTCTCTCTGAGTTTCTCGACGAATGGATCACACCTGTATCCCAAATAAATGTCAAAGACATCGGTTTCCTCTGTGCGTGAGACCCGAATCTCGGGATTCTCGTTGATGTGCTGGTTGATGATGTTGTAGGCGAAAGCAATCTCCTTCAGGGTCTCTGCACCGGTGATGATGATCTTTCCAGTACTGAAGATACTGCATGTGATCTCTTTCATCTCATGGGCTGGTTTGAATTTGATCTTAACCGCCGAATACCTATCTGGTTCAAATGATACTTTGAAGATATCATTGTATCGCTCGAACCAATCCGCAACCTTTAACAGGTTAATGTTGTAGTTGAGACTGAAGTTGGAGTTGATCATGACCACCCGAAAAGAATTCTCCGAGACTTCGATTTCCAAATCCAAAAAGACTTTGAAAATATGAACGATCTGGGTGATGATGCGTTTGCAGTCGAAGAGGTCACAGCACCCGGCTACCTGGATGCTCCCATTTGGGAACACCTTGACAGACTTGGTACTGTAGGTATCATGGTAGGTGAGAGTCACCTGGTTGTAGAAGGTTGTGGGTTTGAGCTTCCATTCGAAACCGTCGATTGTGGTTCCCTTGCGTCGCATCTTGTACGACCCAACTTCTTCAAACTTGCTGCGAAGACGCTTTATGTCAATTTCCTTCTCAAATCTTGAGACCATCGTGATTGTCGTAATCTTCACCCAAGAGGGTCTGGTCTCGTCGGGTAGAGCCTTTCGCATCTCATCGAGGGTGAGGAGATACGAAAAACTGTTATTGGCGATTGATGAATACATTTTGACTTATTTTTCTGTACTTTGATGGGATCACTTAGGCGTTCGTTTAGGGAATTATGTATTCCACCACGGTTGGAGTGGGTTTATCTTTATTAGCACCCTTCGATGTGGACAAAACTTCGGTACCATTCTCCTTAATCGTCCATCCCGGGACGAACTTGGGTCTGAAATAATCAATGGTGAATTTTGAAACCTTCGAGGGCATGGTGATAGTGAACACCTTGTCTCCAACTTCACCTTGACCCTCTTTCCAAGCAGACCAAGTAAGGTCTTTCATGTGTGGATCGTCTGCTGGTTCGGGGTCATTAATCCCATAATTGTCTCCCTCACATTCATATTTACCCGCTTTACTGTTGCACTTAGCGTGTTTGGGTTCCTGGTTTATTTCAAGCTGTTCACTCGACACCCTGACACCATCAGCCTCAATATCGGTGATGTGGATTGGTCGTTCAGTCTCTTCATTCACGATGAACTCATACACAAAATTTTCACTGTTATCATAGATGAATACTTCCTCTTCCTCTTCCTCTTCCTTTGGAACTACACATGACTTACCATCATCCACGTAACCCCCTTTACATTTAATGAACACACATTTTCCCTTGTCATCAATCTCGTATTCGGCATTTGGGTCTTCACCTTTGCACTCGTCACCCTCTACTGGCCTGGTAAATACCCAAACAGCTCCACCAAGTGCCAAAAAAACACTTGACATTATCAATAGTACGAGAAGGAGCACAACTTCGTCCATATACAGTACTTAGAGAGAAAAATTTAAATAAAGGTAATGACCTCCTTTATCAAGTCTGCGAAATCTATACACGACGTGGAGTCAGATCTCGCTTATGTTGAAATTACATATGAACGATACAAGAAGGGTAAGGGTTACGCAACCTATACCGACTATATTAACACCGAACCCCTGGCGGATTGGGTGTATCTGGAATCTTCCAAGCAATCGATTCCCTATGAAAAGTTTCTAGATACGATGGTCAAGAAGACGTTAGAGGTGAGGCAGCGCATGGCTGAACTTATTTTCGACAATGTCCTCGCGTATGAACAAACCGAAAGAACGTGGGTTCGCATTGCCCACGCTATGAAGATTCTGGATCCAACGTTCCAACCACCCCGTGTAAATATGGAGAGTGCTTGGCAGATGGAATGTGTTAGAATGATGTGTAAGTATTACATACCCCACGCTATTCAAAGTTGTACGAAGAGGTCCCGACTTGAATATTTCTTCAACGTCTTACGTATAATAGAACTAGAGTGAGGATGAGAATGACCAAAAAAATCCAAAAATAGGGAATACGCCTGTTTGAAACGCCGACAACAACTGATTGTTGCTCGCTTTTCGTGTTCGTGAAACCACAATCGATATTGCGGTGAGGGCGTACCTTCTTTCTCATGACACGTGGCTCCGTCTGATCTTCACAAAGACCAGTACTGCAGAAGACACTCTTCTCTACAACCCCCAAATCGCTGACTTTCTTGACTTCGATAAAATCTGCAAAATTACCCGTCTGTCGCACACCCCCTGGAAGGGAGAAATCGTGTGTGACAAATGGATTTACGTCATTGATGGCGTCGTCATCGCTGAGCATAAACTTACTCATCACTGTTATTACTACTTCAGATTATATTTTTTAGTCTGCACTTTAGACCGATGTTCTTCCCACATCTTATCTAGGTCTATATTCAACATGTGTGCCAGTTGGAAGAGGTAACTGAATACATCTCCCATCTCCATCATGACATCAGTGCCCCGGTCCTTCTTGAGGTTCATCTTCTTGTATGTATTTTTGTGCTGACGAATGGCTGAAGCGAGCTCACCAAATTCTTCCGTCAAGAGGAGCCACACTGTATCTATACCCGCTCGATCCCACCCCTTTGATTTACATACTTTCTCAGTTTCAGTTTTGTAATAGTTTAGATTCATAACTTACTACTTACTGGGTTGTAATCTTTAATTGATTCCAATTTTATCATTAAAATCCATTTTTTTGCCAACCGTGCTCGTATTCATGGGTTGGTCCAGGGGAACACTTATGGTGTCAATGTCACGATTATAAGCGATGAATTGGGAAACACCGGTTTGAATTTGGGACATGGCGGTGGTGATCACACGGATATTAATCTTCTTGACCTGCTCCTTGACATCCTCGTAGTGATCACCAGAGTTGTTGATGAAGACGGCGCGCATGATACCGTACAAGTCGTCGGGATTCTGGTAGTCGATGGCGATACCAGTCTTATTCTTGAACGCCTGCCGGATGCCACGCTGAATCAGATTTTTGTTGAAATCGGAAAAGAATAGGGTGTTCAGTGGAGTCTCACACTGCTGAAGGGAATCGAGGTGGAGGTTATCACACATATAGTGTACTCGCCGAAAAAAATTATATGTAGATAGTAAATGGTGAACTTCGCTGACTTTGATGAAATCTACGCCAACAAGCCACCAACTTCCGAACAAATTCCATGCAGCCCCCCAGCCTGCTTCGTTGGATCCTACCCCCCTGTGAGCAAGGCGGGTGAGGAGGGTCCCTTCTTTGTGAATACCTACCTGCTCCAATCCGACCGTAAATTTGAAACGTTCGGGACCGTTGCGGTGAGGAGTAAAGACCTCGAGTGCAAGAAATAAGTTAAAAATAAAAGTAGAATGAAATATATATGAGGGTCATTAAACGCTCAGGTCGTATTGAGGAAATGAAATTTGATAACGTCACCAATAGGATCAAGAACTTAACGTATGGACTCTCGGAAAATTGTGATTCCTCCAAGGTTGCACAGCAGGTATTCTCTTCGATGTATGATAACATCACCGCGCAGGAAATTGACATACTTTCCGCTGAAATTTGTGTTGGTATGATCACCGCCGACCCTGACTATGAAATTCTAGCCACCCGTATCATCGCCAGTAACATTCACAAGGTGTGCCCCAATAATGTTCATCTCGCCATGAAGAAACTCCATAAAGTGGGTGTCGTTACCGATGAGGTTGTGGAGGTTGCCCAACAGCTCAAGGGGGCAATTGACACCGACCGCGATTTCGACTTTGGATACTTCGGTCTGAAGACCCTCGAGAAGAGTTACCTCCAACGCGTCGATGGGAAGTTGATCGAGACACCACAGTATATGTTCATGAGGGTTTCCATCGGTATTCATGGGAGGGACATCCCATCTGTTCTCGACACCTACGACAAGATGTCCCGAGGACTCTTCATTCACGCCACCCCCACACTCTTCAACGCTGGGACGCCCCGACCACAAATGTCGAGTTGCTTCCTCATCGCAAATAAGGGAGATAGCATCGATGGAATTTACGGGACCCTCACAGAATGTGCCCAAATCTCCAAATGGGCTGGGGGTATCGGGATGCATATCCACGATATTCGGGGGAACAAGTCGAAGATTCGTGGCACCAACGGACAATCGGATGGTATCATCCCCATGCTCAGGGTTTTCAACGCAACCGCGCGCTACGTGAATCAAGCCGGTCGTCGGAAGGGGTCGATCGCAGTCTATATTGAACCGTGGCACGCCGACATCATGGAATTCCTCGAACTCCGTCTCAACCAAGGTGACGAGGAGGCGAGGTG